GCGGAAGCGGTACCGAACCACGGTATACCTGCAACGTCTATATCCAGGACCGTAACGACGCTTACACTGTGTTGCGTGATTTTGCCGCTATCTTCCGCGGCATGACTTACTGGGGCGGGGATCAGATTGTTGCCCTGGCTGACATGCCACGTGATGTTGATTACAGCTATACGCGCGCGAACGTTATTGACGGTCGCTTCACCTATTCGAGCAGCACCACGAAAATCCGATACACCACAGCGCTGGTATCCTGGTCCGATCCGGATAACGCCTACGCTGACGCGATGGAGCCTGTATTTGAGCAGGCGCTGGTGGCACGTTACGGCTTTAATCAACTGGAGATGACGGCTATCGGATGCACCCGGCAATCAGAAGCAAACAGAAAAGGTCGCTGGGGCATCCTCACCAACAATAAAGACCGTGTTGTTTCGTTCGATGTCGGCCTGGATGGAAACATACCACAGCCGGGCTACATCATCGCCGTGGCCGACGAACTGCTTTCCGGAAAGGTTATGGGCGGCCGCATCAGCGCCGTTAACGGTCGCGTTATCAAACTTGACCGCGTGGCAGATGCGGCAGCAGATGATCGCCTTATTCTCAACCTACCTTCCGGAGCGTCGCAGAGCAGGACTATTCAGGCCGTGAATGGTGAATCAGTCACAGTCACTACGGCATACAGTGAGACGCCACAGGCCGAAGCTGTTTGGGTGGTGGAATCTGACGAGCTTTACGCTCAGCTGTACCGCGTTGTCAGCGTAAGCGATAACGATAATGGCACCTTCTCGATCACCGCTGCATGGCACGATCCGGATAAATATGCCCGTATCGATACTGGCGCAATTATCGACCAGCGGCCAGTAAGTGTAATACCTCCTGGTAATCAGTCACCGCCAGCTAACATCGTGATTAGCTCATTTTCTGTGGTTCAGCAGAACATCAGCGTTGAGACCATGCGCGTGAGCTGGGACCAGGCGCAGAACGCTATCGCCTATGAAGCGCAATGGCGCCGCAATGACGGAAACTGGGTTAACTTGCCGCGCAGCTCCACCACGTCATTCGACGTCCCTGGGATTTACGCCGGACGGTACCTGGTGCGCGTGCGCGCAATTAATGCCGCTGAAATTTCCTCAGGATGGGGATATTCAGAAGAGAAGACCCTGACCGGCAAAGTAGGTAATCCGCCTAAGCCAGTAGGATTCACGGCCACGGGCATTAACTGGGGGATTCGTCTGAACTGGGGATTCCCGGCAAACACCGGCGATACGCTAAAAACGGAAATTCAGTACACTGCCAACAGTGACTTTTCAAATCCACTCTTGCTCTCAGATGTGCCTTATCCATCTGCGGAATACACCCAGCTCGGCCTTAAAGCAGGGCAGGAATTCTGGTACCGCGCGCAACTGGTTGACAGAACGGGTAACGAGTCCGGGTATACCGACTGGATCAGGGGAATATCTAACGATAATGCTGATGATTATCTGGGTGAAATAGCAGACGATTTCCTTACCTCGGCCGACGGCGACCGCCTGACCAGCGATATTGATACCAATCTCGAAGCTGCAATGCAGAACGCGCTGGCCAACCACGGAACAATTGAACATCAATGGGCGCAATACGGAGAGGTACGCGCCGATATCCTGGTTGTGAAAACGACTATTGCTGAGGTGGATAGGGCAATGGCCGAAATGTCGACCCAGGTGCAGGCGCAGATAGAGGACGTCACTGCAGCACTGGAGGATAAGCTTACCGCCGTCGTCGATGCTTCCGGCGCTTCGGCGATCTATACCCTTAAAGCAGGCGTAAGGATAAACGGCATCATGTATAACGCCGGGATGTCAATTGCCGTTCTGGCGCAGGCAGGTCAGCCGATCGTTACCCGCGTTGGTTTCAATGCAAACCAGTTCGTGCTGATGAGTGGCAGTGGTGATACCCAGTATTCACCGTTCGCGGTTGTAAATGGCCAGGTATTTATCAGCTCAGCGTTTATTCAGGATGGCACGATCACCAATGCCAAGATCGGAAATGTCATTCAGTCGAATAATTACAGTGCGGGTACAGCAGGCTGGACTATCAACAAGAATGGCTCTGCTGAATTCAATAATGTGACGGTTCGTGGCGGGGTTTACGCCCAAAATGGGCAGTTTGGATTTACCAACTCAACAGGAGGAGTCACGATCAATAACAACGGTGTCACTGTCAGTTTGTCGAACGGTGGGCGCATTGTTCTGGGAGAATTTTGATGGCCAGGGGGCTTTATATCGATTTGAATGACGGGCGTCCGGCAATGACCATCACTGCTGGAATGAAATGTCCGTCGTATGGTGGGGAAGCTGTGGAGGCATGGGGCCAGCAGACCATGACTGTTCAGGGCTATGTTGCCGGAGCTACCCCTTTTTTCATTCCATCAAACTCTGTTGTTAATGTGACGCGTTCGCCAAATCTGATAACAACGATTATGGTTCTCGATGGGATAACCAATAACGGCAACGGGACCCTGACTCAGCGAGTCTGGTCATCAGATGGCTGGGGCAAAGATAAAACATTTCCTGGCACAGTCTGGCAGATTTTACCTGCGGGGCAGAGTGGAAACCGTGGTTTGCTCATTGAGGACTCGACAGACTTTATTGCGATCACTGATGTCAGCCGCGTTGCTTCCTGTGTTTTTAGTGGAACGGTCAATGTAAATGGTACTTATACTCTTCCGGCCAAAGGGCTCGTTTTTGCCCGCTGGAATGACAGTGCCGCTACGCTTGAATGTGATGGTAACAATATTTACTCCCGGCAGGATCACTCGGGCTTTGACGATATTGCCCGTTCGGTGAATGTCGATATTGCGATTTTTGCGGTTCAGGCTCCTGTACCGGGGAGAGGATTAAATTTCATCAACGCCGCTGGTCAGTGCACCTTCTCCACCACTCGCCGTCCATTTATATTCCGCAATCAGTTTTATTCACCGGGCAATAGCTGGGTCGATATTGGCAACAGCATGATTGCGCTTGGCTGCTATGGTTTCAACTCGTCAACAGCCAGCGGGTGGTGCAACATGCGCTCCAAGGGACTGGTGATGAGTGGGAACTCGGTAAAATGTGGGAATGGCCGTGTCCGTTCCCGTTGGACCGACAAGTATTCTGTGACCGGCGAGAGATTTACGGGAATGAGTATTCCCATTATCCCCGCAATGTATTGATACAACCCCACCCAAAAGCCCCGCTCTGGCGGGGCTTTTTATTATCTGAATTAAGGAGTCCTATATGTCGGCAGGAACAATAACTCTGACAAATGGTTCCGCTATTGTTGGCGGTTCCGGAACCTCTTTTACTACCGAACTTGCCGCAGGTGACTTCATTGTCTCAACTGTGGGCGGTGTGCCCTATACGCTGCCAGTGAAAACGGTTGACAGTGGCACGCAGCTCACGCTTGTCAGCACATTTACCGGACCTACTCAAGTCGGCGCAGCTTGGTCAGCAGTTCCCCGTGTGGCGCTGAATATGGTAACTGCAGCGCTGGTGGCGCAAAGCGCTGAAGCACTGCGTGGACTGAATTACGACAAACAGAACTGGCAGCAGGTTTACAGCGCAGCCGGAAACATCACAGTGAAGCTGCCAGACGGCACTACCTTCACCGGCCCATCATGGAAATATCTGTCTGACAATATGGCAACCAAGAGCGGTGGGGCAGTACCTGTTAACCAGGGCGGTACCGGTTCGACGACCGCATTAGGCGCTCGCACAAACCTAGGTTTAGGAGACAGTGCCACCAGGAACGTCGGAACATTGGTGGGAACGGTCGCCGCCGGAGATGATTCGCGTTTTGGTACCGTCAACGGTAAGACCGGCGGGACTATTTCCAGCGGAGTAACGGTCAGTGGAAAAATTACCAGTCAGAATGGCACTGCAGGACCCTATATTAATGCACTCAACGCCCCGGGTTACAAACAAGTTGTTGCCAACGATTCCAGCGCGGTTAGTGCAATTTTCGGGTATACAAACGGATATAACAATGGCTCTGGATTTGAGCTAACTACGGGCCTTGGCGCTGTTGGAACTGGTAATTCTTCATGGCCTCAGACTGTATTGATGCAGGCGGCAAATAACGGTGATTACGGTGCCAGAATCTGGACATTCTCGATGTCTACAGGGGACTTAGTCTGCAACGGTTCAGGGAATCAGGGCGGTTCCTATTCTTTCACTAAATCCGCAATATCAGACAGAGCGCTAAAGGATGATATTCAATACAACGATGGCTTACAGTCCTATGAGAATGTAAAAAAATTCCTGCCATGTACCTTTATCTATAAGGATGATACGGAAGGGCGCATTCGACGTGGGGTGATCGCCCAGGACATCCGGGAGATTGATGAAGAGTATGTGAAGGAGATTCCAAACTACTTCGACGATACAAGCACGCTGGCACTCGATACCAATGTTCTTTTGCTTGATACGATGCTGGCGCTGAACTACGTCATTAAACAGCTAGAGACAACACAGAAAGAGCTCCAGGAGCTTAAGCTAAAAATAGCGGAATCATGAAGTCTTAGCTTTCAGCCGCAGCCCGTGCAGGTACTCAACTGGCTTTGTCTCACTCGGGTCTGCTTACACGCTGCCATTATCGAAAAATTTACAAAAGAGATAATTCGAAACGAGAGAGAAACTTAGAAACGAAACGGCGTAGCTCTATGCAGTGATGTCCAGATTGCGCCTCGGCAATTTAGGACTCAACATAAGGTTGCGAATTAAAATGGGTTTAAATCATTGATCTAGGTCAATTCATGGCCTTGTGTTTTGTAATTTTTTGTATCTAGAGTAATGTTTTGAAATGACCTTCATATGAAAGCTCTTATTTAGTATAGTCTTACCCTCCCTTTTAGGGCGTTATCCATAATTTGTGAGGTCTACAGCATTGCTATATCTTTTAATTTGCTAGAACAGCAATGCTGAGACATTTCCATTTTGTGTTAATCAATATCTGAATTGCATTTCTAATGCATTGAATCGATTGCGCTTTATTATGGCTGCGCGCGACGCGCGGCAGTAGTCATGAAATCTATGAAATGACGCTAAAAAATAGCGTGGCAGGAACGATTTCATAACAAATCATATAGTTCGTGATTTTATATTTGTTTCTTGCCTGAATGAATATTTATTTTGCTTACTGAGTATGAAGCAACAGTATCGAAAGATACCTGTTCTCAATAATTTAATTGAAGAGACCGACATGAAATATAGCAATCCTGCTAGTTTTATCTGTCATCCTAGCCGATTGACGAAGATAGCTACGTTGGTGGTGCTGTGTCTGACCAGATCAAATGTCGTTGATGCGGCCACTATTGATCCGGATACCACTACCACAGTAGATGGTACAGGTTCACTCCCTGAGTGGAGTATGACTGACCCGTTATACATCAATGGCACATTGGGAATTATTAACGGCGGTTCAGTCGTGAACACGAGAACAGCCTCTAATGCCTATGACTACATCGGATACTCTGCGGGCTCAATTGGTACTGTGGAGGTTATTGGTGCAGGCTCGAGTTGGAGCAACGGCAACGGTATCTATGTCGGTTACAATGGTGATGGTCATCTTGCTATCAGTGAGGGTGCAACGGTCAGCAACACCGGTACTACCGCCTATAACTATATCGCAAACTCTGCGGGCACAACTGGTACGGTGACGATTACTGGTGCAGGTTCCAGCTGGAATGGGGTAGGGTCTCTTTATGTTGGTGCTAAGGGGAATGGCAGTTTTACTCTCAGTGAGGGGGCCACGGCCAGCGGTTTCGGCAGCACCTATATTGGATACAATTCCGGTTCAACCGGTACGGCTGAATTCACTGGTACAGGTTCTGACTGGAACGGTTCATACCTCTATGTCGGTTATCTCGGAGAAGGTCATCTGACGATCAGCGATGGAGCCACAGCCAGCAGCACTCTCAGCTACATTGGAAACTCTGCAGGATCGAACGGGTCCGTGACGGTTACTGGAGCAGGAACTGGATGGAAAAGTACTTCGACTTTCAGTATTGGTGAATCCGGGGAAGGCCACCTGACCATCAGCGATGGCGCCACAATCACCACTAGTGGAGGCACTATCGGAAACAAGGTGGACTCGACCGGCACTGTGGAGGTTACCGGTGCTGGCTCCGGATGGAGCAACAACTCCGGTATCACGGTTGGTTCAAGTGGGACAGGTCATCTGACCATCAGTGATGGCGCAACCGTCAGCAGCACCGCATCCAACAACAAGAACTATATTGCAAATGCTGCGGGCTCAACTGGTACGGCGGTGGTTACCGGTAGGGGTTCCACCTGGGAATTATCATCTCTGCATGTTGGTTCTGGTGGAGAAGGCCGCCTGACTGTTAGTGATGGTGCAATTGTCACCAGCAACTCTACTGGCGCCGTTGGATATAATATTGGTTCAATCGGTACGGCAGAAGTCACTGGTGCGGGTTCCGGATGGAACTCCTCTTATATCTATGTTGGTCATAGCGGAGAAGGGCATCTGACCGTCAGTAATGGCGCTACTGTCAGCAACTCTTTCAGCTATATCGGACATAATGCTGGCTCAATCGGTGCGGTAGAAGTCACTGGTGCGAATTCCGGGTGGAGCAGCACCAGTAATTTAACTGTTGGCTTTAATGGTGAAGGTAGTCTGAGCATTAATAATGGTGCCACAGTCAGTACTGATTCCCTTGATGTTGGTTACAGCGGGAAAGGCAGTCTGGCCATCAGTAATGATGCCTTGATCAGTACTCCGAGGGATGTCACTGTCGCCCGTAATACCGGCTCTGTTGGCGAACTGGCTGTTGGTGCCCTGGACGGTAATGCAGCGGTTGCTGCCGGGAACATTGACGCACGGAAGATTATTTTCGGAGCCGGAACTGGTGTGCTGACGCTAAATCACACCAGTACTGACTTTGAGCTGGACGCTGCTATCAGTGGTTCCGGCACGGTGAACGCCTTAAGCGGCATATCAGCGTTGACCGGCAATAATTCTGCTTTCCAGGGTGATGTTAATATTGATTCACCCGCCACTCTGCTCATTTCAGCACAGAACAATATTGGCACAAACGATGTCACTATGACTGGTGGTACACTTGCGATTGATACCACGCAGAACTGGCAGTTTATCAACGCACTGAACGGTTACGGCACGCTTGAGGTTGACACCACCGGTAACCAGTTTGATTTTGTCTCCGCTTCCTTAACTGACAACTTCAGTGGCGTTCTGGCCTTGAAGGACACCCTGTTTTCGCTAGCCGGAACGAATATGGATGCGCTGAGTAACACCTTGCTTAAGCTCGGCAGCGGCAGCGTGGCGAGCGCGGGTGACGGGCAGCAGACCATTAACGGACTCGCTTTTGACGGTGGTATGCTGGTCATGGGTTCCGTCACGCCGGGACAGACTACCGCCGAGAATTCAGTTCATACGACCGGACAGCTGGATATATCCGGCAACGGTACCGTTCAGGTCACCACCTCCGGTTCCGTCAGCAATGACGCGCCAGTACCGGATACATCTGTCCCTCTGCTGACGCAGGATGATGGCAATATTCTGGTACAACTGGTCTCCACTGAAGGCAGCGTCACTGGCAGCGGTGGTAACCTGATGCTGACCGACCAGAACGGCAGTGTCATCAGTAACGGTGGAGTCACAGCATATTTACTCCAGAATGGTAATACCGTCGCTCAGGGCACTTGGGACTACCGTCTGACCGGCGGTGGTAGTCATGACGGACTTTATATTAACTACGGTCTGACTCAGGTGGAACTGCTGGGTCAGGGCAGCGATGCGCTGCTGCTCAACAGTGAGGGGCGTACCGGCAACGCCGCAGACTTGAGCGCCCAACTGACCGGCAGCGGTGATCTGGCGATTGACACAGGCACGGGGAATACGGTGTCTCTGTCGAATCTGGAGAATAATTACACTGGTACCACAGATCTCCGCAGCGGCACTCTGCTAATGCAGAATGACGGCGTTCTGGGAGCTACATCGCTTCTGCAGATGTCACAGGGTACCGTCCTCGAGATGAACGGTCACCACCAGACTGTGGGCAGCGTGAGCATTGAGGATGATGCGTATGTGAACCTGGGCGGCGGCCATCTGGAGATAGCGCAGGGTGGCAGTATAGCCGGGGAACTGACCGGGAACGGCAGTCTGACCCTGACAGATGGCGTCCTGACTGTGGTGGGTGCGAACCACACACTGGATGCCAGCATCGCGGTAGCGCAAGACGCCACGGCAGACCTAAATGATGTGCAGGGCCTTGGTAGCGGTGCGATGGCGCTGGCTGGACGGGTGAACCTGAACGGGGCGGAAGGCGTGTTCATCAACAGCCTCAGTGGTAGTGGCACGCTGGCACTCAGCGCCAGTCAGGTACAGCTGGCGAGCGATAATACGGGTTTCAACGGTACCTTCGGCGTGGATGCCAATAGCAGCCTGACGGTAACGGCAGCTGATCAGCCCGGTGAGGCGACCATTGAAAACGCCGGTCGGGTGATACTGTCCTCAGATGATAGCTGGCAGATAAACAACCGCATCACCGGCGCTGGCAGCCTGGTGAAATACGGTAGTGGTTGGGTGACGCTGGCTGCGGATAGCGTGGCGTATACTGGCGCTACGGATATTTTCGGCGGAGCACTGGTCTTCGGCGAGCAGGGGAATATAGCCACACTGGCGTCATCGCATGTGACTGTCCATGATGCAGGGTTACTGGCTGGTAACGGTACGATTGACGGGAATGTGAATAACCAGGGGATCCTGCAAGTGGGTACGCCGGTTAAGGAAGGTAACTCGCAGACGACAGCGATGAACACCCTGTCCGCCACCGAGCAGGCTACTCTTACCATTAACGGCGACCTGGTGAACAAAGGCTTAGTACGAATAAGTGGGACAGGCAGTGACAGTCAGCCCGGTAACCATCTGACCGTGAATGGTGATTATGTGGGGGAGAACGGACACCTGGCGTTCAGTAGTGTGCTGGGAGACGATACCTCTCTGACAGACCGTATGACAGTGAACGGTGATACCAGCGGCACCACTTACGTCAGCGTCAGTAACGCTGGTGGTAACGGTGCACAAACGCTGGAAGGTATAGAGATTATCCGTGTGAATGGTATTTCTGATGGTGATTTTGTTCAGAGCGGGCGTATTGTAGCCGGAGCTTACGATTACAATCTCTTACGTGGTAATGATCAGAACGCTGATAACTGGTATCTGAGTAGTCAGACTGAAGAGTCTGAGCCGGAAGAACAACTCCGTCCCGAGTCGGGAAGCTATCTTGCCAATAGCCGGGCGGCGAACACGCTGTTCATGACCCGCCTGGATGACCGTCCGGGAGAGACCCGGTACACGGACGCGCTGACCGGTGAGCAGAGAGTCACCAGCCTGTGGTTGCGTAACGTAGGCGGACACACCCGTTCCCGTGACGATTCCGGGCAACTGAAAACGCAGGCAAATCGCTATGTCATGCAGCTCGGCGCTGACCTGGTGCAGTGGAACACCAACGACACTGACCGCTGGCACCTTGGCGTCATGGGGGGCTATGCGCGCAGTCAGAGCCGGACCGTGTCGGACCTGACGGGATACCGCTCCCGCGGACTGGTCAGTGGATATAGCGCGGGTTTGTACGGCACTTGGTATGCCAATGATGAGGATAAAACCGGTCTGTATGTAGACACCTGGGCGCTTTATAACTGGTTTGACAACACAGTGTCGGGTCAGGAGCAGGCAACGGAAAAATATAAATCTTCCGGCGTGACAGCCTCAGTGGAAACGGGTTACAGCATTAAGCTGGGTGAGAGCGGCCGTAACAGTTACTGGCTGCAGCCGCAGGCGCAGGCGGTGTGGATGGACATACAGGCAGACGACCACCAGGAGAAGAACGGTACGCGCGTAACGGATGATGGTCGCGGGAACCTCCAAACCCGGTTGGGTATGAAGGCCTACATCAGCGGTCATAATGCCATTGATGACGGTAAAGACCGTGAATTCCGGTCCTTTGTTGAAGCGAATTGGCTGCACAATACCCGTGATGCCCGGGTAAGGATGGATGATGTTAGCAACAGCCTGAGCGGCACTAAAAACGCAGGGGAGGTGAAGCTGGGAGTGGAAGGCCAGATAACTCCACGTTTTGCGGTGTGGGGCAATGTGGCGCAGCAGGTGGGTGATAATGGGTACAGCGACACTCAGGGAGGGCTGGGTGTCAGATACAACTGGTAATGCCTTGAACCGGGGCGGGAATTACTAAATTCGATTCCCGGTCTGTTATGTCGGGAATCAGCTTCAAATCTCCGCCAGGGAAGGTTTGAAAAAGAAGCAGCAGATTAAAATGGAAAAGGATTTCTGTCGTGCATGATATTACTTTGCTAACAAACGATAATTATTATCACCTCGGATTTGAAAGCCTGACTAGAAAAAAACACAGATCGGGTAAAACTGATCTCGTTATTATGGATGACGGCGTACAGTTTCTCTATTTCCTCTCCATTAAAGAGAGGGGTAAAGAATTTCCTATAACAAAAGTATCTGCCGGATATTTTATCACCCGGCTGAAAATGACGATTCCTAGAAACACAACACCGGATTACTTAAAGTATGTTATCCATGAATTCCTGAGTGGACGTTATCATGAAAGAAGACTCACGCCCGCAGCTTATCGCGTTCTTCTGGATATCGCCAGTGGTGTTCCGAGCAATATCTCAAGGGCCAAGTTGCAGCTAAAATATAAATCCTGGTATAACCTCAAGGGAAATGCCTTTGTCAAACTCGGGATTAAAAATACAGTTGTATTTATGCGGGCGATTCATGTCTGGCATAGCGTCTGTCACCAGGTTATGCCTCAAACCCCAGTCTGCACAGCGACGCACTCCCACCTATATCTCGTTAGCTCAGCAACAGGGCCTTATTAGTACCAGTCGCCTATAGCAACCAATCGAGAAGGAAAAAACAGGTTTGCACCGAAAATTTATGATTTTGAAACAGAGGCATGGTGATCTGCTTAGAGTAAGCGGTAATGTGGGGCGTAGAAAGACTGAAAGGAGTTGCGCAAAGAGTGAATTTTGGGGGCATATTTGGGGGCAAATTCGTGTTGGGGGCATGATTCGGGGCGCAAAAATGGCCTTTATTGTCCGATAATGTCCGAATTGAAATTATTATAAGTGGCTGATACGCAATTAAATTATTGTATTTCAAGCGACTGCATTTTTAAGCATACAGTCTAACGCTGATTATGTTGTTGTGGGGATAAACATTGAGTAAACCGGGGAAAAGCATCCCCCTTTTCGGGCGAAAAGGGGGAGAGGGGCGTTACTTCAGCTCGTCGACCATGGTGATGGCGCGGCCAAT